AAGACGAGGCAGCCGCAAGATCATCCGTGACCAAGATTAGGAGCAGCGGCAGGAGCCACGCACACAAGATACAGGCAGCAGTGGCCATGGAGCAGCGTGCCAAAGCAGCAGGCAAGGCCGGGGCAGCGGCGGTGTATAGAAAATATATAAATGCAATGAAGAAGAAAACCAAGGCGAAGAACAAATGAAGATCCGAGAATTCATCATAATGCCTCAGACCATCAAGCCAATGGGGTTGATACACAGGCCAGGCACGGGACCAAACAGCAGATTTGACTTTCGAAACAAAGGCAACAATCGAGGCAACGAAGATGCCGCGGGCGTGGGCATGATCACAAAACAGAATACCACGCAGGATGTCCGGCCAGGTGAGACGGAGAAAAATTTAAAGAAATTGCATTTAATTAATTCTGTAGATGAAAACTTTGCTGATGGAAAAGGCCCAGGTCGTCCGGGAGATTCCAAACGAGCGGGCATACCCAAGGGTGCCACTATAGCCCAACTAAAGAAGATACGCAGCAGCAAGACAGCATCGCCGCGCAAGAAACAGCTGGCTCACTGGCAGATCAACATGAGGCAGGGCAGGAAAAAGTCCAAATAAGTACTATATGAAATATTTGCTGGTGTTAGGATTCGCCTGCGATGTATATCGCAAAGAACCTCACACTAGAATATTTTTTGGTGATAAATTTATAGATGAATTCCACATTAAAAATTTTAAAGACAATCTATTGACAGCAAGGGAAAATTTTTTAGCTGGCAAACATGTTTTACAGCCATATTCATCTGCTGATTACCTCGATAACATATCAAAAAATCTTCCTCCTATACGATTTTATGAGATTGATTTAGATCAAATTAAAAATCAAGATGAACTACGCATTGAAATTAAAAATGCCGACAGCAACTATAATAATGGTTTTATGACTTGCAGCACAGTGGTTAAATTACAAACTTGTTACTTTTTTCCATTAGACAAAAAACTAATTTGTAGATTGGCAGACATTAGTAAAAAAAAAATTTTCAAGCAAAATTATGCTCAGTGCCGCAAACAGAAGAGAGGATGTTTTGATCTCACACAGCGTGCATTAAAATGGCATGGAGAAAATGGAACTACTTTGGATTCTAAGGATACGGTACTCAAGCATTATAAAATAGGAGGAAACGGATATTTTTCCTGTAAATTTATAAAAAAATATGAAATTTTTATACCAGAGGTGTGTAAGTCATACAGTTTAAATTTGTTTACAATTTGGATAGATTATTTTATACATAAATATGAACAATATGCTCATAAAAGAAATTTTCATTAAAGAACAAGCCACCTCAGGAGCAACTTCAGCGGGTAATATAGCTGCAGTGGTGTCTCCACATGTCGCCATAGGGCCAGACAGGTTTAGGAAAAGCTATCATGGATCTCCAGGACGATCTGGTACGAGAGCACCCAATATTCCAAAGGCCTACACGCCCAAGAATGCCGATGGCACAGCACGCGGAGCACACGAGTTGGCAGGCACCAGCCTGTTCGGTGGTCCTGGATTGGTAAGAAGATGAAGAAGAAAAAGTTTAATTTCAATAATATAAAGAGCATGAAGGACAAAAAAATACATGACCCACAAGATTTAAAAATCAAAATAGAAAAGAGGAACTGGCGCAAAAACAATCCTGATTATGTCTAAAAAATATAAAACCCATTGCCGCAACTGCGGAAATTCCAGTCATTGTAAAAAGACCCTTAAAAGGAAAGAAAGCGAACACATCAATGAACGTAAGGTTCATGAATGGACCATTGAAGTGTGCCGCAACTGCCACTGTGCCCGCTGCGAAACTGAATAAATAAGCACATGCGCATCACGGAATTGAACGTACCCGTACAACCTGACACCTACGAGGCCAGCATGTTCCTCACACAGGCCATCAGGGCGGGCAAATACGCCATAAAATTACATAATTTACTCAGCAACGACCAAGAGATGGAATCGTGGGTGGCAAAAAAGATTGACCTGGCATCGGGCTACATGAAATACATCGCGGACTATCTTGAGACCGAAAAAGTTTACAAGGAAGATTCAGGTGAGGGACACATGAGCAAGGAACAACTGTACCACACAGCACAGGCGGCCTTGAGAATCACTGCCATGGTTCAGCCGGGAGATGACATCGAGGGCTGGTTGCAGACCAAGATGAACAGGGCTGTGGACATGCTGGACGCGGCCTATCATTATGAAGATTACCAGAGATTGAATCCCTACAGAGAAGAGATAGGAGACCTGCACCAGAAGCATGCGGAGATAGTGAAGAAGAACATCGACGAGATACTGAACACGGAGACGCAGGTGGATGACATAGAGACCAAGCCCGGCATGCTGAACATATTGAAGAAGAGGGTGCAGCAGTTCGAGAAAGAGCGAGCCAAGGAGAACAGAGAGGTCCAGCAGCACGAAGGTTCTAGGCTGCCATCCAGCATGGCAAAGACCAAGGCCAAGTTGGACATGATGACCCCAGATGAGATTAGGGCATTCTTCAAGAACAGAGAAGATTTCGCAAAACAACATTCCGGAGGAGTCATACGCCCAGGTTTTTCAGCCAAAGAATTAGCACAAGGTCAAGAATTTAGATACGGTAGGGAGTTCGCCAAGAAAAATCCCTACAGCCGACATTTTGATAACACAGAATTGGACGAGGATTTTAAAAATTACATGAAAGGGTTGGCGGCGGCGGGCATAATAGCAGGCAGCGTTGCAGGCGCCGGAGCCATCAACAAGTCTATGAATGACAGCGTGCCAGTGATACAGGCCATGAACCGAGCCATGGAAGTGGCCACTCAAAAGGGCGACACACAGCTGATGCAGAACATAAAACAGGACATTGAAAAGGCACAGATCAGCCTGGACTCGGGACAGAATCTGCAGTCGGTAAAAAACATGCAGGACAGATACGCCAAGTTCATGCCCGCAGAATACAAGAAAGAGAATGAGAGCTTCAAGGACAGAATCATGGCCAAGATCATGGCACCCATCCGGGACTACAACAAAGACAGAGAATCTATGTTGACCAAGAGCGCATTCGCGGGCAGCAACAAGCACAAGTTGGGGCCAGCAGCACAGCTCACAGGCAAGATGAAAAGGCCAGCGAGAGCGGGAGACCTAGTGGGTGGAGAGGATTTAACATACGAATCACATCTCGCAGACAATTTAAAGATGGCATTGGAAGTGACGGACATCACGGAAAAACAGGACGCCTGCTATCGCAAGGTCAAGTCCAGATACAAGGTTTGGCCATCGGCCTACGCTTCGGGGGCATTGGTACAGTGTCGCAAGAAGGGTGCGGCCAACTGGGGCAACAAGAGCAAATAATCATGAGATACTGGGAGATACTGCCAGAGAAGTGGAGCGCCAAGTACAAGCGATCCATCAATTGCGCTAGGCCACGAGGGTTCAGCCAAAAAGCACACTGCGCAGGCAGGAAGAAAAAATGAAGATTACAGAGATAATCACGGAAAAATGTTGGAAGGGCTATGAGAAGAAGGGCATGAAGACACTGTTCGGCAAGCGTGTGCCCAACTGCGTGAAGAAGGAGGACATAGACTTCTGCGTCAACTGTGGCGAACTTGTGTTCAACGAATCGCTCGATGAGAATTTGAAAAAATGGTTCAAGCAAAAATGGGTAAGGTTTGGTCCAGATGGCAAGATCAGGGGTGACTGCGCCAGGGGCAGCAGCAAGGAAGGCAAGCCCAAGTGTTTGCCGAGAAGCAAGGCCTATGCGTTGGGCAAGAAAGGTCGTGCTTCAGCAGCAGCAAGGAAACGCAGACAGGATCCCAATCCCGAGCGCAAAGGTGCCGCAAAGAACGTAAAAACCAAGTGAATTTACAGGGATAAACACTAGATTGTGCTGAAATAATAATATATTATTATAATACAGAATTTAATAAATACTCCATATGGCACGCAAACATCGAGAAGACGACTTCGCTAATCTGGTAAAAAGACTAAATGAATTAAGCAATTTTTCTCCGGAAAAAGAGCGACAAGAGTTATTGGAAGCCGCAAAGAAAAAACCTAGAGTATTGGATGACACACAGATTACTTTGGCTGACATCGCAAAACTGGCTGGCATCAAAGAATTCAAAGAACCCTTTGCCATTTCACCAAAGGCAGAGAAATTGATAGAATCTATAGTGAATGACAAAAGTGACATCACAAAGGCCATAGAAGAGGCAGACAAGAAAATGCCAAAGAAGGAGATCAAGGAAGCCAAGAAGAAAAAAGAAAATCGATTGGACAAGATCGCAGAATTGGAGGCCAAGTTGGCCGATCTGAAGGCGGAACAGAAAGAAGAACAGACGTATGACGCAAAAACATTTAGAGAAGTGGTACAGAAAGATGTTGAAGAATATATCAGATCATGCGACGAGTCAGCATTGGTGGAGTTATACAACAGCATATCGGATAATGAAGCTGTATACAACGAAGAATCATCAAGCATTTTACTCAAGACTGAAGAGACTAAAGAGATCATAGCTGACGCAGAGAAACTGGAACAATCGGTCATCGCGGAAAAAGAAAAAGCAGCCGAAGGTGTTGCTGACATGGACCCAAACAAACATCCTCAGGCTCAAGACTATGCGGATGAGGCTTCGGGATTTCAGGGACAGGCGGAAGCAAGACATTTTGACATTAGATTAGACGGAGACTTTGACAGGGATAATCCAACATCGGACAATGACGCCGCCGCCGTCAAGAACGTTCTTAAGAATGCTGGCATAGAAGCAGAAGTGCAACCCAGCGAAGCCAATTTCTCATCGGTTTCCATACACACCATGGCCAAACCAGAGGCAGTGATCAAAGCACTAGGAGACATGGTGGACGAGAGCACGGAATACAAAGACGAGCTTTCGGAAGAAAAGAAATAATCAAATAAATAGGTGTGCATGAGACTAGCACCAACCAACAATCAGTTCAATCCGGATCCCTATTTCCGCAGCCCCATAGATCAAGAATTCGTTCCCTCAGTGGAACAGACAGAATTGTTTGACCAGAATGGCTATGATCTCACACCACTGGAAAGATTGTATGCGGAGGCAAATGGACAAGCGGGTCGCTGGCATAGGCCCAATCACTACGCCTTGAAATCGGACTGGTTCACGGATGAGGAAAATTCAGTAACGGGTGCCCACATCAATCACGCTTTGTTGTTTGAGAGGAAAGGTTATGCCGGTGCCGCACTGGCACAACTAGAGGGTTGGGCTCGGCACAACAATTTGATCTATAAGATTGTGAAGATGCGTCCCAAGTGGGGCATGGACATTAGCGTGGACTACGTGAATGAAAGCGGCAACGTTTTTGAACTTCTGCATTGGGAATATGATGGATTTGATTACCAAGAGATTGTAGATAAGAAAAATCATATTGAAAAATTTTTGTTAGCAGTGGATTGGGGCAATGCTTCTAAAGAAATGATACGGAGAAGATCCGAATGGTATCATTTGGGCTTTTTTGAACAAAGCGCCTGGAAGACCGAGTTCTTTGGCATAGAGAAGGAACGTTTCAAGATGGTGTTGTGGCAATAAATACACACATATGAGCCAGATACCAATTTTTTCGTACAAGCAATATCTAGATGACATGATGCGTCTAAAAGACCATGGACATGTTGATGCTGACGCACAAGTGCAAAGACCAATTAGCGCCGGTTCCAGAGGACTTAGAAGAATAAAAAAATTTGTCAAAGATCCAGTTCATCTGATGGGCGAAGAGATGGAAGGGCCCAGACCCTCGCCAGCTAATCCAAATCCTAAATTATTTTCAGAAAACAAGGAAAAAATTACCAAAAACGAAGCAATAAAGGCTGTTCTAAAAGGCATCAGCTATTACAAATCATCAGGTGAGTTGATCTTGCCCGAAGCTATACAAGGTAATTTGCGAACATGGTTTGAATTTCGCTGGAAGGCAATTGCAAAATCCGCGAAAAAGTAATTGATCTAATCGCATCAAAGTTATATAATACACAATAACAATTACAAAGGAGATAGAATGTCAGGAAGAAATTTCAACGAAGCAGAAAAAACCAAATTGATACAACTGATCAAGGAAGGCTCCCAGGTGTTGGGAGAGATAGATGATCTCAAGAGTGGTCTCAAGGACACAGTGAAAGCGCTGTCCGAAGAGTTGGAACTCAAACCAGCGCTGATCAACAAAGCCATCTCAATTGCGCACCGAGACAATTACAAGGCAGTGGCCGATGACATGGACATGTTGGACAGCATATTATCCGCGGCAGGCAAGATCTAGTGTATGGCATCATAAGGCAATTCTGGACCAATAGTTATAGAACGGATCATGTGGCATTCTACTATGAACTGATCAGTTTGATATTCACTATATTTGGTTCCTTGGTGCTGACATTCACTAGCCCACACCCGCAGATGAACTTGGTGTTTCCTTTCTATCTGATAGGATCCACCACCATGGCCTATTCTGCCTATCGCAGGAGGAACCTATGGATAACTATGTTGGCCAGCTGGTTCACACTGATGAATTGCATTGGCAATTACTTGGTATTTTTCTAATGAGACTATTTGTATTTGGAGACAGTTTTGCCGCAAATTCTAAAGGATGGGTAAGCATGCTTAATAAAAACATTGATGTAGAAATACAAAATTTTGCACAAAATGGTGTTGGACAATATAAAATTTTTAAGAAAATAATGCAAAATTTAAATTTTGATAAAAGTATTATTTGTTACACATCTCCATGGAGAATACACACACGTAATCATCCAATTTACAAAAATAGTATTGACCGACCGGAAAATGATTTTATGTTGAACGATCTAGCACATCATAGTAAGATAAACAAGGAAATAAGACTAGTTTACGAATATATTAAAAAATATTATGATTTTGATTATCAACTAGACATTTACGAATTGCTAGTAAAAGAATTATTATTGTTAAAGAATACGATTCATATAACATTTCATGAACCAGATGATACAAAAAAAATTAAGAATAATTATAATCATATTTGGAAAACATACCCTGGAGATATAAATCATATGTCTAATGAAGGTAATCGCATAGTAGCAGACAATATAAACAAATTATTATGAGTTACATAGACGCTTACTATCGCAGAGATGATGACAAAGTGTTGGTGGTTGAACGTGACAACAATGGTCAAAGAAGATTCGTAAATTATGATGCCAGATATGTGTTCTATTATCCTGACTCCCGAGGCAAACACAGAAGCATCCATGGAGAGACGCTACATAAAGTTACCAGCAGCACATTCAAGGAATTCATAAAGGAACAAAAGATCAGGAGCAACAAGAAATTATATGAACAGGACATCAATCCTGTTTTCCGCTGCCTGGAAGAGAACTATCTGGGCAAGGATGCCCCCAAGCTCAACGTGGTTTTCTTTGACATCGAAGTAGACTTTGATCCACAGAGAGGATACTCCACCACAGATGATCCTTTCATGCCCATCACAGCCATAACTTGTTATCTCAACTGGACAGATCAGTTAGTCACATTCGCAGTCCCTCCTAAAGGATTGAGCATGGCGGACGCCAAGCTGCAGGTGGAGAGATTCAGCAATGTGATGCTGTTTGACAAGGAGAAAGACATGCTGGACGCTTTCTTGACACTGGTGGATGAAGGAGATGTTATCAGTGGTTGGAATTCGGAAGGATATGACTTGCCCTACATCGTTGGCAGGATACAAAAAGTGTTGAGCTCCGATGACACCAGGAGACTGTGTTTCTGGGGGGAGAAGCCCAAGAAGAGAACATTTGAAAAATATGGCAGAGAACAGATCAGCTATGATTTGATCGGCAGGGTACATCTGGATCTATTGGAACTGTATAGGAAATATACCTATGAGGAGAGACACAGTTATCGTTTGGATGCCATAGGTGAATGGGAACTGGACGAGAAGAAGACCGTGTATGAGGGATCACTGGATCAATTGTACAACAAGGACTTTGGCATGTTCATAGAATACAACAGGCAGGACTGCGACCTCTTGGCGAAACTGGAGAAGAAATTAAAATTCATTGAGTTGGCCAATGAGATCGCACATCAGAACACCGTGTTGCTGCAGACCACAATGGGAGCAGTGGCAGTGACAGAACAGGCCATCATCAACGAGGCACATAGGCGAGGAATGATAGTGCCGGGCAGGATGAAGAGAGATGAGTCGGCACCAGTAGAAACAGCGGCAGGAGCCTATGTGGCCTATCCCAAGAAAGGCATACACGACTGGATAGGATCCGTGGACATAAACTCGCTTTACCCGTCCGTGATACGGGCCTTGAACATGGGGCCGGAGACCATCGTGGGGCAGATACGCCCTGTGATCACATCGGCAGAGATTAACAGGGCCAAGCACCAGGGCAAGTCGTTCGCCACTGCATGGGAAGGACAGTTCGGTTGCTGGGAATATCAGGCGGTCATGGTCCGAGACAAGGGAACGGAACTGATCATTGATTGGGAGGACGGAACCAGCGTCAGGATAAGCGCGGCACAACTGCATGATCTTGTGTTTGATGGCAACAGGCAGTGGATGATCTCTGCCAATGGCACCATATTCACCTATGAGTTTGAGGGAGTCATACCAGGATTGTTGAAGAGATGGTATGCAGAGAGAAAGGAAATGCAGACCAAGATGGCCGAATGCGGGGACAATGAGATCGAACGGGAGTTCTGGGACAAGAGACAATTGGTTAAGAAAATCAATCTAAACTCGCTGTATGGTGCGATACTGAACCCAGGCTGTCGTTTCTTCGACATGCGCATTGGACAATCAGTGACACTGACCGGCAGATGCATCACGCAGCACATGGCTGCCAAGACCAACGAGATCATCGCAGGCAAGTACGATCACGTGGGCGAGAGTGTGATATACGGTGACACAGACTCTGTGTATTTTTCTGCCTATGCCACGTTAAAGAAAGAAATCAACTCTGGACAGATACCATGGGGCAAAGAAAATATTATTGCTCTCTATGACAAGATAGCCGAAGAAGTGAATGAAACATTCACAGCATTCATGACCAGAGCATTCCATTGTCCCAAGACCCGCGGTGATGTGATCAGAGCAGGCAGAGAATTGGTGGCAAGCAAAGGCTTGTTCATAACTAAAAAAAGATATGCATTATTGTACTTTGACAAGGAAGGCGAGCGTGTGGACACAGCAGGCAAGGAAGGCAAAGTGAAAGCAATGGGACTGGATCTCAAACGTTCGGACACTCCTGTGTTCGTGCAGGATTTCCTCAGCGAGATACTATATCTTGTGCTGGTTGGCAAGACCGAGACAGAAGTACTGGATAAAATTAAACAATTTCGAAAAGAGTTTAAATCTAGGCCGGGCTGGGAAAAAGGTTCTCCCAAGCGTGCCAACAACATCACGGAATATCACGAGGAAGAAAAGAAGAAAGGCAAAACCAACATGCCAGGACATGTGCGAGCCAGCATAAATTGGAACACCTGCAGAGAAATATATGGGGATCGGTACAGCATGTCTATCACTGACGGAGCCAAAGTGATCGTGTGCAAGTTAAAGAACAATCCTCTGGGTTACACTTCAATCGCATATCCTGTGGATGAGCAGAGATTGCCAGAATGGTTCAAGCAATTGCATTTTGATTCTGATGGCATGGAAGAGAGCGTATTGGATGGAAAAATAGAGAACTTGATCGGTGTGTTGGAATGGGACGTGAGATCCACAGAAAGTTCTAACACATTCAATAAATTATTTGAATTGACATAAAGATGTTGAGCATAGAAGAAATAAAATTACTCATTGAAAAATTAGAAAAAATAAAAGCACATGACTTTCAAAAATTGATCAATGACAATCTTAGAATACTCAAAGATTTGGCATTGGCAGTAGATATCAACAACCAAGATCAAATA